ACTTCTTCATGCGTTCCCAATCGCCTACTGAACTATCAGCTACCCCAATCATTTGTGATAATGTCATTGTGTCTACTCTATATTTTTTTCTTTTGGCTATTAGAGCATATACCAATTCCTTGTATGTCATAGCGTGATGACCACATACCATGCTATAACAAACACTATAAATGTTAAGTACCAACCTATATTATCTTTCATCTTTTATTACCTTAAAAATCATATGTACTAAAAATTCTTTATCGCAATAAATATTATTTTTATTTGCATTACATATATTAATTATTTCGTCTATCATTTCTTCTTTACTCATCTTTATTTCTCCATGTTTGGTATGTGATAAAGCATATACCTTGTGCCGTCTTTATTTGTTTTCCATATACCATGAATATCATATCCACGATTTCTCATCTTCCAAATAATATCTGACAATCTGGTTGCTCTAAATTTTGTGATTGCTTCCCAACTTGTTATCCTGCCACGTTTTAATAAATATTTTTTTACTTCTTCATACTTATTTACTTTACGTTTTTTACCTGTACCTTTCATAATAACCTCCAGTTAGTTATTCGTAGCCTTGCCAAAATAAAAAATCTATTATGATTTCAATTAATCCAAGAATTACTAGTACAATAATAATAGGTAGCAATCCCCAGATTAATATAAATTTTAATTTTACACAAAAATTATTTAGCATCTTTTTCATACTCATATGTCAAGATTTGCATGGCAACAGTATCAATATGCACATCTTTTTCTGCATTACTCATAGAATTTAGAGTGTCAGCGTTTATAGATATGCCCATAGCAGATAATGATTTTAAAGTATCTGTAATATTATCTAATCTGTTTTGATATAATTGTATATCTTCTTCAAATGCTTTTCCGATTACTTCACTCATTTGATATTCTCCGTAATTAATTTTTCAACTACAAACTTGCTACCATGATTCTGTATGTACTCACCTAAAACTACAGATTCTGCTTCTGACATAATAATATTGATTGTAAGTACGTGAGATTTTATCTGATGAATTACTTCCATATCTGATGCACTATCAGCAGATAATAATCTAGGAGCTGAGTCTACAAACTCATGTATACCCCAAGCTGTATCTTCTGCTTCTCTTAACTCTTGATTGTTTTCTGCTTCTGCTTGACTTTGCCTATCCATATAATTGTCTAGGTCTTGTGTTACTGAATCGCTCATGACTACACCTCTCTGTGTTATGATTTAATTGCTACTGCATAAAATATTATCAATGCTATTAATAATATTAATTGCTCTATCCCACCCATGTTAGACGATAGCCTGTACAATAGCAGGGACTAAAGTAAAATAAAAAGTTGCACACATAATACCGAATACCATAATATTTCTCCAAGTTGTGATTAATAAAAAATGTAGGGTACAATCTGGTGGTCTCCAGTAGTTTAAAGACTGACTGCATAATGCTAGTCTCCCTACACATCTAACACCTTACTCTAGTAGCTCAACTGTTTATGAAGTTCACCAGTTTTTTGCGTACACCCTAGAATTATAAGGGCGGTACTAGCGGACAACTCTAAGAGCCGACTCCTACCCAGAATACAATGTACCTGGACTAGTACCTAAAGCGGTACAAAGGTTGTTATGCTTTTACAAGTACTCAGCCTTTGTACCTATACCTAGTAGGATTCAAACCTACACTCAGTAATTCATGCTTTTTTATTGCGACTTGTATCAAGGGTGTATACCATATTACCTAGAGAACCTTGATACAATGGTTCGTTTAACGCAGAGAGAAAGCTAACTCTCTTCTTTCCTAATGAAACCTTGTCTTGCAATAATGTAACTGTTCTATTTAATTTATATTATCTGTTCTAATTTGTCAATAATTATTTGTGCCTTTTTTTATCAAGAAAGGCTAAACTTGTAGAGGAAATCTACCCAGATATAATCGCTTCATCATGTGGCATAGGTTGAACTTCATCTGCTGTTATTCGTGTTTGTATATTGCCAACATGATTGCCATTGTAATCATATAATTTCTGCATAACAGTATTGCCAACTGCATTGACATCAATATTTAATACTGCTTTCTGTAGAATATGATAAACTTCTGTTTCCATATTATCTACAAATGCATCATTGCTAGTATCTAAATCTATTTTAATTTCTATGTCTGCCATGATTACACCTCCTCTGCTTCATTTATATATATATTAGTTTCAATATAATTAATAAATTTATCTTTATCAAAACTAGTATTGAATCCTGCACACATATCTATTAAGTCAGACATAAAGAATTCTTCATCTTTATAAATGTGTGGATTGTTTATAATTACATTTGCTAATTGTATAAAATGTTTTCTGGTCATTGTATTAACTCCTCTAAAGGTTCTTTTAAATATAGCGTTATTGCTATGTAATAAGCTTAACATATAGAACAGATATTGCAACTATTATTTACTAAAAAGATTTTATATTGGTTATTAATACGTTTAATAATGTACTCTTTTTTTGAGGGCGTGAAATAGAGGATTTCGGTTGTAATGAAATCAATGCGTTATGGTGGGTGGCTTGACAGATAGAACGCTATGTGGTTCTATCGAGTAATCACAACAACCGAAATACATATCGAGGTAATATGGCTCAACTAAAAAACGTCTCCGCAATATTACCGAAAAAACCAACGCCATTAAATAAACGCCAGAAAACATTGGTGGATATATTAGTTAGTGAAGATTGTTCTATTGAAGAAGCGTCAAAACGTGCAGGATTTAAGGCTTCTAGTGCAAGTTCACAAGGCTATCAAACATTAAAGAAACCTCATGTAGCCGAGTATATGTATCAACAGATTCAAGAATCATTTGGCATCAATAGTTTAAAGGCTCAGAATACATTAACCAGATTATCTCGTAGTGCTAAGTCTGAATATGTTCAAATGGAATCTGCTAAAGATATTCTAGATAGAGCAGGATTCAAAGCACCAGATAAACATCAACACCAGATTGTTGGTGATTTCAAGGTACATATAGATTTAGGATAATTAAAACAAAGGCGTAGGGTTCTTCGAACTCATTAGGAACATCTTTGCAGATTATATGAGACTACTTGTAGACCACATGCGATAAGTGAGAAGCTACAGGGTGGTAGTCGGTGTGGGGGGGGTTAGAAAACTAGGTCTGTGGTATTATGAGAGGTAGTCTACACGCATTATTTTTTCCCAGAACTCGGTCTTGAAAAATATTTTTTTTTAGCTATAGTGAAGAAAACAACGTGAGGATTAACGATGGCCATCTCAGGCAGAGCAGTAGACGAACTTAGAAAAAGACAGATGAAGGATCCGTTCTTTAAGTTCTTTCGCCAAGTGCAAGGGCCTAACGGTCAAGTGTTTTTTCAAAGACGTTTTTCTTCTGGGCCTAGTGGCAATCTTGTTGATCCAGGCGTAACGAGAGAAGCAGCCGATATTTATAAACAAAGAACAGGTCAGGCATATGGTGGCCCTATCTTGCCAGTTGCTAAAGATCCAACTGCGCCTAAGAGTACCGTTAAACCAGCAGCCAGAGCAACCAGAGCAGCCGCACCAATGCAACGCCCTTTACGTACCCAGCGTTCTTTGTTTGGCGGTGATGTTAAAACCTTATTCCCATCCCAGCGTAGAGACTTAACCAGACGTAGGGCAGCCAGACGACAAGCAGAGAAAACCAAAAAAGTATTAGGGACATAGATGAGTACGGCAACCAAACGTGATCCAGCAAAATGGGCGAGAGCAAAAGCCAGAGCCAAAGCCAAGATGGGTGGTAAACACTCGGCACGTGCGATGCAACTAGCCGTTAAGTATTACAAGCAGGCTGGTGGCACATATTCAGGTGCAAAAAAGAAATCCAACAAATTATCCAAGTGGTCCAAGCAAGACTGGGGTACGAAGTCAGGCAAGAAGTCAGGTGAGACTGGGGAACGCTATTTACCTAAGAAAGCCATAGCCAGGCTATCAGCCAAAGAATATGCTAGAACCACCGCTAAAAAACGGGCCGATACCGCTAAAGGTAAACAGTTTAGTAGTCAACCAAAGGACATTGCAAAGAAAACCAAGAAGTATAGGAGAACATAATGAAAGGCGTACCGCATTACACCAAGACTGGCACATTGTTTACAGGTGCAACTCACAAGATGAAAGATGGCTCTTTACATTCAGGCAAGACTCATACAGAATCAAGTAAGCCGTTGATGCACTTTAAGGATTTACCAAAAGGGCTACAGAAAAAATTACTAGTTAAACATTTACAAGCGAAAGCTAAGATGAAGAAAGGAGGTAAAGCATGAAGGGTATGAAGAAAAAGAAAGTCAAAACACCTAAACCAAAGAAGATTAAGTACTAATGGCAACTCCAGCATGGCAACGTAAAGCTGGTAAGAACCCCAAAGGTGGGTTAAATGCCAAAGGTCGAGCTAGTTACAATAGAGCCACAGGCGGTAACTTAAAACCACCTGCGCCTAAACCAAAAACCAGCCGAGATAAGGCTAGGCGTAAATCGTTTTGTGCTAGAATGAAAGGCATGAAGCGTAAACTAACGTCAGCTAAGACTGCTAATGATCCGCAATCAAGAATTAATAAATCACTCAGGGCTTGGAATTGTTAATTGATAGTGCTATGGTAAATTATATAAATTTTAAAATGAGGATGTAACAATGGCAATAGAACCAAATGTTGAAAAATCTATTTTAGATACCTATAAAAATTTAGGTGATAAAGCATTAAAACGTATAAGAAGATTGTTAGTTAAATTTAAAAAACGTATTGATAGCATTAATGCAAAAAAAGATAGCCCAGAAGCAAAAAAATTATTATCAGAATTAAGAAAAGATATTAGTGCAGAATATAAAGAAGGTTTTGATGATGCTAAAAAAGAAAAAACAGACAAAACATTAAAACGTACAGGGCCTAGTCAAAGTGATATTATGGGTGGCGCAAAAGGACCAGCAGGACCATTAGGCGCAAAACTTGAAGATAAAAAGAAAAAGAAAAATAAAAACAAAAAATCTATGATGAAAGGATCATCTTATGATCCAAGAAAAGCAAATCGAGCTGGTCAAAGAATGGGACAAAGATAATGCCAAAAGTAAAACCATTAGGTAAACCAAAAAAAATATTAAGCAAAATAGAGAAAGCAGAACAACGAGCTAAAACTATGATTGCTAATGATGAAGTAAGACGTAATGCTGATAAACAACGACAGTACGATCAATATGTAGAATATAAAATGATTAAAGGCCACAGTTTAGAAGATGCTGAAAAAATGGCAAGAGAAATTATTTATAATCAACAGGTTGTATAAATGACTGATGTAGTAAATCCTAACGTATATAGCAAAGAACAATGGAATAAAGTACGTGTTGTAGTCAAAACACAACACATGAAACATTACCCAAAAGATTTTGTAACTGACATGGAAGCTGATAGAATTTTATCTGCTATGTCGCCACAAGCTGTAGAAAAACTTTACGAGTTAGCAGTTAAATATGGCATCACTCAACTATAAAGCACCTGGTCCTATTGTAAAAACTTTTATGAAAGATGATAGTTTTTTTCGTGGCTTGCGCGGGCCTGTTGGTAGTGGCAAGTCAGTATCATGCTGTATTGAAATACTAAGACGTGCTTTATTACAAGAACCAAATGCAGAAGGTATACGTAAAAGCAGATGGGCGGTTATTAGAAATACTAATCCACAATTAAAAACAACTACCATTAAGACCTGGCTAGATTGGTTTCCAGAAGAAGAATGGGGTAAATTTTTATATAGCGTGCCGTTTACGCACATGATTAAAAAAGGTGATATTGAGTTAGAAGTTATTTTCTTAGCATTAGATCGACCAGAAGATGTTAAAAAACTATTATCCCTTGAACTTACAGGAGTATGGATCAATGAAGCAAGAGAAATACCCAAGTCTATTGTTGATGCCTGTACTATGCGTGTTGGCCGTTATCCTAGTATGCGTGATGGTGGCCCAAGTTGGTATGGGGTTATCGCTGATACTAACGCACCTGATACAGAGCATTGGTGGCCGATACTTGCTGGTGAAACAGTATTGCCTGACTACCTTACAAAGCAAGAAGCCAAGATGTTAATTAAGCCTGATAACTGGTCTTTCTTTAATCAACCTCCTGCAATGAATGAAATCATGGGAAAAGACGATGTAGTCGATAGATATGAATCAAATGATAAAGCAGAAAATGCAACTAATCTTACGCCTAATTATTATCGCAACATAATTAGAGGTAAGACTAAATCATGGATTGATGTATATGTGCTTAACAAATTAGGCCTTATAGAAGATGGTAAACCAGTATATGATTCCTTTCGACATGATGTGCATGTAGCTAGAAGTGATTGTTTGGTTGCTGAAAAACTACCAATTTATATGGGAATAGATTTTGGTTTAACTCCAGCTTGTGTGTTCGCTCAACGCATACGAGGCAGATGGGTTATACTTGATGAGCTGGTAGCGGAGGATATGGGTATTGTTAGGTACTCAGATTTGTTAAAACAACAGATGGCATTGTATATGCCAAGAGAATTTTACATCTTTGGTGATCCAGCAGGAGATCATCGAGTACAAACAGATGAGGCAACACCCTTTCAAATACTACGAAGTAAAGGTATAAATGCAAGACCTGCACCATCAAATGACGTTTTAATTAGATTAGAAGCAGTTAATGCTACATTAACTAGAATGACTGATGGGGAATCAGGGTTGTTAATTGATCCAAAATGTATTAACTTAATAAAAGGATTTAGTGGTGGTTATCATTATAAGCGTATACAAACAAGTGGTGAACGCTATGATGAAAAGCCAAATAAGAATAGGTTTTCACATATACATGATGCATTGCAGTATTTATTACTAGGCGCAGGAGAAGGAAGAAAACTAATGTTAGGTGGTAAAAAAACAAAACCATTTGTAGCAAAAAGAAACTTTGATGTTTATACTGTTAAACCAAAGCGTAATGTATATGACAGGAGGAATAGGTAATGTGTGCAGGACCATTTAAACCAAAAATGCCATCTGGACCTACAGTAGAGGAAACAGAAGCTAGAGAATCTAGTAGAAAAGCACAACGTCAAGCGTTGCAAGAAG